TACGCTATTTCTTCGGGGCAAGCAATCATCATGCCTGTTCTTCTTTGTACTGAGCCAACAAAAGTTGACGCCTCAGATAGAGATTCGAATGTGCCAGTATCAATCCATGCAATACCACGATTTAGATATTCAATTGTACAATCATGGTTTTCCATGTAAAGATTATTAATATCAGTGATCTCTAACTCTCCTCTTGCAGAAGGCTGAATCTGCCATGCATAGTCTACTACTTTATTGTCATAAAAGTAAAGCCCAGTGACTGCATAATTGCTTGGTGCAACTTTTGGTTTTTCAATAATCTTAACTGGATTGCCACTTGAGTCTTGTTCAATCACACCAAATCTCTCTGGATCAGCAACATGATATGCAAATAAGGTAGAACCCTTGTGGTTGTTTGCTGCGCGATTGAAACGATTGATAAGTTCATTGCCATAGAAGATATTGTCGCCAAGAATAAGCGTGACATCATCTTCACCGATCCATTTCTCAGCAATACGAAAACATTCGGCGATACCCTTTGGCTCCAATTGAGTAGCATAAGAAATGCTCAATCCCCACTGAGAACCATTTCCAATTAGATTCTCAAATGGTGCACGATCAATGGGTGACGTGATGATCAGAATATCTCGAATGCCCGCCATCATCAATGTTGAGATTGGATAGTAGACCAATGGTTTGTCGTAGACAGGAAGTAACTGCTTAGATATCGCCTTTGTGCATGGGTATAGACGTGAGCCTAGTCCACCAGATAAAATAATTCCTTTACGCATTATACCACTCCAAAGTTTTAATTAAGCCATCATTAATATTCGTTTTCGCTTGCCAACCCAAGTCGTGTGCAATTTTAGTCGCATCCATCGAGTACCTAAAATCGTGACCTTTACGATCAGGTACAAAATTAATCCAGTTCTGATACATGTGAACTGGTTTGCCCATTAGATCGAGAATCAGTGTAACCATTTGAAGGTTGCTCATCTCAACTCCACCGCCGATATTATAACGCTCACCAGACTTAAAGTTTGCACCGATCGTGAGCAATGCCTCGCAATGATCGTCGACAAAGATCCAGTCACGAACATTTTGACCTGTACCATAAACAGGAATTGGTGTATTGTTCTTGATATGACGAATTACTGTTGGGATAAACTTTTCTTTGTGCTGTCGCGGACCGTAGTTATTTGAGCAATTAGTCACAACTGCATCAATCTTATGTGTATTCACATATGCGCGAACTAAATGATCGCTTGCTGCCTTTGATGCAGAATACGGATTGCGAGGATCGTATGGAGTCTTTTCGGTGAATGGTGGATCGTCATGAGAGAGTGATCCATAGACTTCATCGGTAGAGATATGTACGAGTTTGCCACCAAACTTACGAATACATTTTAGAATGTTGTGAGTGCCATCAATATTGGTGCTGAGGAAAATGTCATCACCAGCAATAGAATTATCAACATGAGACTCAGCCGCAAAATGAAAGGTAATGTCTGGCTCATAATCGTGATAAATTTGATCCAGTAAAGGGAGATTGCGAATGTCACAACGCTTCACGATGACACGATAGTCCTCATGAAGACCAAGAATATTGTTCGAATCTGCTGCGTACGAGTAGTTGTCAATAATAACAACTGTATCAGAAGGATGCTTTTTTAGGTGAGCATGGACAAAATTAGATCCAATAAATCCCAAACCACCAGTCACAAATGTCGTCATAAAGCCTCAATTATAATTGAATTCCTAGTTTATCATTAACTCTATTGAATGCCGCTTTACTTCTCAAATCAAACGATTCTTGTAAAATGGTATCTTTTGCTTCGATAATAGTCACCATTTTAAAGTTCGGCACACCCTTATTATCTATATCAACTTTAATGATGTTTAAATCTGGGAATAGTTCTCTTAGCATTGGCTGAAGATCATAATCTATCATAGCCAAATACTTAATAAACGCATATACCAGATTTTCTGGAGTATATTCTTTCTTTCCCGACTTATATTTTTCTTTATCATCTTGTTTTGTGGCATCGATGATAAACTTGTTCATAAATTTATTGTATGCAGTTCGATCGCTCAACTTTAAAGCAGATAAAGGTTTCTCTTTATTTTTCTCGATAATCTCAGAATCTTTTTCGAAATTTGTTTTTTTAAAGATTTCTCTGATTTCAGATATTGCTGGGAAATGATTTCCTTTTATATCTAAAATTTTACCAAATGCTACTACTGGACCAGCAAAAGTTTTTTGTTCCGCTAGAACACTTAATACTGTAAACTCAATTGGATAATCTTTTTTTAATTGTTTTTGAGCAGAATCTTTTAACTTATTAACTCTTTGTGCAATATAAGTTGGTGATAATGTATTGGATCCACCTGTCATTGCCTTTACGCTAAACCCAAAATAATATCCGTTTTGAACAAAGAAGTCAAATATAGGATAATTTTGTGCATCTGGGAAACAAATTGAATTCAACTTTTTACCAGGTTCGCCATAAGCATGACGTATTGTTCCTTTCTGAACCTTCACGCCATTTTTAGACATGAATTTATCGAGATATCTTAATCCATAGAATGGGGCAAGAAGTTCTCCAAAATCTTTTGCAACCTCAGAAGGAGAGAATTTACTATCTTTCAATGCTGATTGAAGAGAATCTGCCTTAATTCCTTTTTCACCAGAAGCATAACCCACCAACATATTCAGATATTTCATTTTTGCTGGAGTGTTTGCAAATGATTTCTTAACTTGTTTTTCTAATAGGTCAGCATAATCCCTGATTGGAATTATCCAAAATTTAACATTTGGGTGAGAAGGTAAACATAATATTGGAACATCTTTCTTTGGATAACTTGAAAGAATATCTTTAGGCTGAAGCATTCTTATAAACCTTTTTGAGAAACTTTTGCCAGACCTTTGGGTCTTGAGTCCGAAACGTTTTTCGATACATAAAGATGGCTTCACACTCTCTCCAGCCAATCTTATGAGCCGAACGCAATTTATTTATATCGAACTTCTCAGCCTGAGTTTCATATGCATGAGCATCTAACTCATCAGGATTTCCATAATACATAGCCTTCATTTTATTCTGTTTAGGTTTTGGTTTGTATTCTTTTTGCAAAAGAAATGGGCGCTGTTTCTGCTGATGTTTATGACGGTATTCATGGTGAATTGCACGAATAACCTTTACAGCCAAATTCTTAGCACCCTTCTCAGTTATGGATACTTTCTGAACATCCTTTGGGAAATTCAATTGAATGTATATGTGTTCTGGGATAATATCAGAAATTCGATTACAGTAATGTCCGTTCACAATTACATTGTGATCAGGATAGTAATCGTCTTCAAATCTTCCAGAGGAAAAGCAAACAATGAAAGGTTTGAATGCTTTGTTCAATTGACGAATCATAGTTGGTACATGTTTCTCGCCGACCCAATTTTCGGCAAGAGCATAAACCTTCTTCTCAATCTTCTGTAGTTTCATTACACCTTCAGATTCTTGAACTTGTCTGTACTACGACCACGATCAAAGACTGGCTTTGATTCTGCTTCTTGCATCACAGCATCTTGGGCTTTCTGCTCAAGATCATACAACTTCATCTTGGCTCGATCAATACCAACTGTGAATCTCTTATGAAGATTCGGATCATTATAACGATTCTTCAACTGCTTCACAAGGATCTGATTTAACTGTTGCAGTTCTTCAGTGCTTACCAGTGCAAACATAAAGTCAGCAGTGGCTGGCAAACCAAACGATTCTGAAGTATCTTCTAGCCCAGGATCCGAGTTGCTAAAGCCAGATCGAGTCGTCTGAGTTGCCGAAACAATCGGAACATTATTCTCCACTGCAAGACCACGAAGTTCTTCCGCAATCGCTTTGATATAGGTGTAGGAGTTAACATTCGCACCTGCTTTGATTCTCGCCGACGCACAGATATTTAGATAGTCGATGAAAATAATATCTGGACGAAAGTTTTTCTTCAACGCAAGATCATTGATCAATGCGCGGAAGTGAGCAGGATTCGCCGATGCAGTTGGATACTCTTTGATGATCAACTTACCCTTTACCTTCTCCTTGAGTTTACCCATGCGCTTCTCATACATATCTTTCGGCATGTTCATGAGATCGTCAAGAGAGACATTCAGAAGATTCGCATCGATTCTCTCGGCGATCTTCTCTTCAGCCATTTCTAGAGTAATGTATAGAACGTTGTAGTTCTGAACCAAGCAACTAGCAGCCACATGGCACATAAAAAGAGACTTGCCGACGCCAGTACCTGCGAGAGCAATATTAAGGGTCTTTTGCGGCAGTCCTCCTTTAGTAATTTTGTTGAAGTATTCAAGATCGAAGGGGATTCGTTTCTCGATACGATGATAGAAATCATACCGATCAGCGTAATTATCCAAAAAGTCGTGACCAATAGAAGGATCGAAACTAACCCCCAAAGCATCAGACAAAAGAGCAGGAATGCTTCCTTTGCCCCTCGCTTCATCTTTGCCATCAAGGATCTGAATACTATCCATGATAGCATTATAGATTGCCTTTTCTTGGCAAAACTTTTCTGTAGTGTCAAGAAGCCATTCGAGTTTTTGTTCTGACTTGTCACTTGATACTTCCTTGAGTAGGTCAAGAGACTTATTTAACTCAACTTCAGTGAGTTTCGTAGACTCTTTGAGAGAAATTTCAAGAGCCGCAATCGGTGGAAGACTGTTATACTTTAGGATGAACTCCTTTATTTGCTCGAATAGTTTTCTTTCGTGGCTTTCGGTCAGATACTCCTTCTTCAGAAATGGCAGAGACTTCCTCATATAAGTCTCGTTCCGAATCAGATTCGACAAGATCAAGTTTTCCGTTTTCATTAAAATCCTTCTCTAGATTTTTTATAGCATTATAAATCATACTACGCATTACGTTTTGAGTAAAGCGAATAAAACTTCTTGACTTCACATCACAATTATTAACATTCGATATAATATCAAAATCAAAAGTCAACAATCCATTTTCACCAACTGTAACATTAGTGTACTCAACAATTACACCATCATACTTTCCTAATAATTTAACCGCAAATGATCCAGGTGGACCATTTAAATCTAAAAAGAACGTATAATGTTTTTCGAGTGTGATGAACTTTCGAGCATACCAAAACTCACATTTGGCAATAAGATCTTGAATTTTATTCATGACCATCGTCTACAACCTCATCAATCAAATTGCCAGCCACTGCTGCACTGAACTGGTAGTTACTACAGACCCACTCTTTGAATTTTTCATCAGCAAGAATAGGATCCCAGAACTCTGCGCACTCAGTATCAGCCAAACGCCACTTCTTACTATCAACTTCACCAGTTGCAGTATTCACTTTGGCATACCAACCTACATTTGGCTTCGTAACATGACCAGACTCAAGTGCCATGTCAAGAAGACCACTGTACTTAGAAATGCCACCATCGAAACGAACAGTGACTGGAATCTTGGCTTTCTCACGAACATAACGAGATTTTTCTACATTGATAATAAAGTTATAACCAATTAGATCAGTGCCTTCTTTTTCTTGCTGACGACCAAGGATGTAAATGTTATCAGCCGAGTAATAAGAACCTGTTCCGCCACCAACAATATCCTTGGGATACAAACCTATTTCCTTGTAGGTGTGATTTACTACGACCATAGGAATGTCCTTTAGTGTAAGGTGTGGTGTCACCATACGGAACAGGGATTTAATTTGCTTTGCACGACTCATGTCAGCGACTGACTTGCCATCCATC